ACCGAAAACACCATTTTCATATCTTGGAATATTTGGCCCAACCAAAGTACCATCTGATTCATATGCATCTGAACTTCTTGAAAAAATTGCATCCTGTGCAGCATTAATATTTTGGATCACTGGCAATGTCGAATATGAGAACCCATCTGGAACAAGGAAAACTAAAGTCGTTTTCCCCCATGTTTTGAGTTGAGGTAAGTTAGTATCATTTGATAAAACTGCATAATAAGTTCTATCAAGTTCATCATCAAATACTAATGATTGAACACCATTCCTAGGATCTAAATAGATGCTAATATTTTCAACCCTTGACCTTAACGCTTCTTTTGATGTTTCAATTAAAGTAATATCAACCTCGATAATTCTTTGCTTAAAATCTGTCTTAAAAAAATAAATCCCATCCCTATCCGGTACATCGATAGTTCTAGGATTAATAGGAGGGAGAACACTTCGCCGAATATCATTAACAACGATTCCTTTAAATTCAGATCGAACACCACCATATATAAATGAACAGATCGACATTTATCGTGTCCCCCTTCCCCTAGTCCTATCTTTTTGTAATCTGTATAACTGTTGTGCTATCTTTAAAATATCTGCTTCTTCTCTTACGACCAATTGAGCCACACTAACTTGAACCCCACCTGAATTTCCGTTCCCTGTACCTTCCTCTGCATATGAAGTTGGAATAGGAGTTTGCATTGGTGCTGTCATTGACGTTGCAGAGGTCATTGGAATATCTGTCATTAATCCAGTATTTTTAGTGAATGCATTAGAGATTCCTTTTGCAGCTGCACTATATGCAGGAACAGAACTTTTTAGGTCAGACAACGTTCCCTTGATTCTATCACTCATTGCTATAAATATTTCTTCCATATACGAAGGAGAATGCCATCCAAGAGCATCCTTGAATCCTTGCCAAAATCCAGATGCAATATTAGAAGCAGCACTATATAATCTGTAATATTGACTAGTTATATATGACCAAATTGAATCGATTATATTAGAAAATGCAGAAGGAATACTTCTTAACGCATTAACAATTCCATCATAAATTCCTCCTGCTGTAGTTTTGATCGCGCCGACAATTATCCCCCACCAAGCAACTGTGTTTGCCCTAACCGCAGCCCATTTATCTGAAATTGTTTGCCATACATTCTGTAATATACCAGATATTGTCCCGGGTAAATTCCTGACAAAATTAGCAATTTGCTCAACAATTATCCCCCACCAAGCTACTGTATTTGCCTTAACTGCTGCCCATTTATCAGAAATTGCTTGCCATAAATTTTGAAGAATTCGCGATACATTACCGGGCAGTTCCTGAAAAAAATTAACAACAGTACTCACAACTATAGCAAGCCAAGCCACTGTATTAGCTCTAACTGCTGCCCATTTATCAGAAATTGCTTGCCATAAATTTTGTAATATAATAGATACTTTACCGGGCAATTCACTAAAAAATGTTACTATCATTGATATTAACTCTGTTACTGCCCCTATAATTCTTCCGGGAAGTTCTATAAAGAATTTTACAATTGTTCCTAGTGCATAACCGAAGTTATAAGCAAGTTTCACCAAAAAATCTAATATCATAGTGCCAAGTTTCGGGATGAATTCAGAAACAACCTTAATAATATTGTCCCAACCATCACTGAAAAACTTTCCAATACTCTTAACCGTCTCACTCACTAATCCCGGTATCGATTTAAAGAATTCCCCAATACTCACAATGAACGCCCATATTTTATCTTTTGCATCATTAATGACAACTGGTATTTGACTAAACCCATACTTGATACTTTCAACGAAATCATTAAAATAAGTTTTTGCCCGTTCAATAAAACCACTAATAGAAGTACCAATGCTTACAAGGAATCCTGTTATAAACTGAGTAATTGCTCCCCAAGTCTTTATAGCAAATGCCTTTATTTCATCCCAATGTTTGTACAAGATAACACCTATAGCGATAACTGCTGCGATCGCAAGGGGTACTAAGAAAAATGCAGCCATTAATACCCCTATTGTCGTTCCAAGTAATGCTGCTACTGGTATCAAGAGGGAAATAAGTGCTGATACCCCAGCAATTACTAATAATACTGGCCCAATTGCTGCAGCTACGCCAAGAAATATTAAAATAGTATTCTGTACATCTGGGTTAAGTTTTACGAACCAATCTGCAACACCTTTTACCCATCCAGCCAATTTTTCAAGAATCGGTAAAATTTTATCACCAATCACAATTCCTGCAGTTTCCAAAGATCCTTTCATTTGTTCTACTGACCCTTTGAAACTATCCATCCTAGCCTTAGCAACTTCTTCTGCCGATACATTTGCCATTTGATCTTTTAACTTCTTAACTCCATCAGAACCTTCTTTAAAAACAATATTAGCTGCTCTAATTGCATCAGATCCAAATATAGTTTCCAATGTTGATAATTTTTGGGCATCTGTCATTCCACTTAATGATCCTTGTAACAATCCGGCAATCTCAGAAAGACTCTTTAATTTACCCTGTTGATCAAAAAATGCACTCGTTCCTTCTGCCGTCATAAGTCCTAATTTCTCGAATAGTGCAGTTTGTTCTTTTGTAGTTGGTTGTAAATTAAGCAACATAGTTTTAAGTGATGTTCCTGCATCGCTTCCCTTTAAGCCATTATTTGCAAATAAAGCTAATGCTGCCGTAGTATCTTCAAATGATAACCCAACTCCTGCTGCTACTGCTGACGCTTGAGATAATCCCAAAGATAAACTTGCAACATCTGCTGCCGACGCATTCGCTGCCCCGGCTAATATATCTGCTGCATCTGACATACTAAGACCATCATTCTTAAATGCATTTAATGCTGTCGAACCAACTATCGCAGCATCTGCCACACTTATATTTCCTGCTGCAGCCAAATCCAACGCGCCTTTTAAACCCCCGCCCATGACTTGTTCAACAGTAAGTCCAGATTTTAATAATTCAAGCATTCCAGCCGATGCTTCCGTAGCTGAAAACGTTGTATCTTGCCCCATCTTTAAAGCAAGTGCAGATAATTCTTGCATCTTAGTCCCTGTTGAACCAGTCAATGCACTGATATCTGCCATACTTTGATTAAAATTGCTCGCAGCATCGACCGATGCCTTACCCATTGCAAGTATTGGAGCTGTTACCCCTAAAGTTAAGGCCGTCCCTGCCTTAGCTGCAAATCCACCTAATCCTTGTATGGTTGAACTAGCTGCCCCCATCTGTCTTTGAAATCCAGAAATATCCGCACCTAATACAACATTTATTTCGTCTACAGTCAGTGCCATGCATCACCACCAACTTTCGTCACTTTCAAAAGAACTTTAATTCCGAAAAAAGATAAACCCTCCGAATCTAATTAAAGATTGAAGGATTTATCTTCTCCTACCCTTTGCCTTTGCTTCTTCTGCTTTTCTCATCTTCTGTTCATAAGAATAAAATGCCATCCATTGATAAAATTCAGTCGTACCCATCGTTCTTCTTATCTCGCCTACAGTCATACCTAAATCCCTTGCTAACATAAATTCGAATCTAAAATCTGCATCAAGGGCGAAACTGTTTCTCCGCTTCTTTTATGGCTGTATCGCTCAATCCCGATATAGCCATAATTTCTTTTAAAACCGCATCAATCGCTACCGCAGATTTTTCCCTCAAATTATAATAATCTTGTTCAGAAAATACTGGATCAATTACTCCATGGATGAACATTAATAATTCAAGTTTATCAACATCAATAACTTCTGACATCGTTGCTTCTTTTCTAATCTGTTGTTGTTTTGCTTTACTGAATTCCCGAATCATTACGCTCCCATCCCATTGAGAAACTTCAACTTCCTTTTCTTGCAAATTTGAAACTGCCAAGATTTCTGCTGCCGATAACCTTTTCTTTCCCATATAAATATCCCCCCACCAAATTTTTTCAAAAATTCTATGCCACAGTTGATCTTGTCACTACTCCTGTTACTTGAAATTCAGCCGTGAATGTAGCTGCAGCATCGATCGCAGTTGGTACTTCATAGCTCGTTTCGAAACAATTTCCCGTATACTTCGCATATTTACCCGCGACTGGCGCTGTAGTACCGGGATAATAAACAAATGCTGCAGACGTTCCAAGTATTCCACTTAAATATTTGTCAGGTGTTGTCGCCCAAATTCCCTCAATAGATATAGTCGCATCTCTAAGTCCAGCAACATATTCTTTTGCTGAACTGCAGAAAACAGAAGTTTCAACCGTGTCATTTGTACGAGGAAATGAAACACTCGTAATCCAGCAATTCAATAGTCTGGGAGTTCCGCCAGTATCTGTAATTGAAAATCCCGCATTTTTACCATGAACAGCCAATTAAAACAACTCCTTCCAATTTATCTTCTCTTCATACCTACGTTGAATGTAACTGTCCCCGCAGCCGAAAGTGTCCATGCTGCCCTAGTAAAACGTTTTATCGTTCCGCTTGATGAGATCGCCCTTTCTGCAGTTATTGTCGTAGATGCAGTAAATGAAATAAGATCCGCAAATGTAGTTCCAACCGCAGAATCTTGAATACGAATTGTTGCAGTTATTCCACCCGTGATCCCTGTTATTTGCAGATATCCTGTTGCACCTTTCGTACTTGCTGCAGTCGCATCAATAGAAGTTTCACTGCCTGTAGTACTCTCTGCAATAAGGTCATGGTGTGACAGAATTCTGTCTGCTCC